AACACCGTCGTCCATGAGGCCCTCCATGTCGGCGACTTTGAACTGACGGAAGCCGAGGTCCGCCGTCTCACCTCCGTCGTCACCGAAGTCCTCTGGCGGGAGAATTACCGCCGCACCTGCGTATGAGTCCGCCCCCTGCCGCATCATTCAACCCCGACGACGTTGGCCCAGAGGTCAAGCAAGCGGGCATCGCCGGCATCCTAGGCATGATGGGTATGGCTGTCCGCATCATCATGGCAGACGAGCGGCTTGGCTGGAAGAAAGCCATCCTTCACCTTTTCCTTGCGGTCGTCGTCTCAATCCTGACGGGCTTCGTTGCGGTGAACTACATCGAGAAGCCGACCTTGCTTTGGGCCGTCAACGGCGTGTCTGGCTTTATGGCCTTGAAGATTGCGATGTTCATCGAGGCCATGGTCGAGGCCAAGATGGCGGGCAAACTCAAGGAAGCCAGAAAGGCGGCCGGCATCAAAACAACCAAATCCAATGGCAAGCGACGCAAAGCAACAGGCAAGCGGTGAAGCCAATCTCCTTTGGGCGCTGATGATCATCACATTGGCGTGTGCCCTCGCCGCCTTTGCCACCTATTGGATTTGCGACTATGTCGTCGAAGGCTTCTCGGACAGCAACACAATGGCCCTCCTCATCACGGACGCAGGGGTCAAGAGTGACGACAAGAAGCTCCAGGGGCAACTGACCTCGGCGACCATCGCCCTCAAGACTTGCCGCGACCTAGGACTCGCCCTCTGCATCGGTTGCCTAGGGGTGGGGGTGGCGGTCTTCCTACGCTTCCGCCGTCAAAACGCCTCCTAGGGCAAGCCAAGGGGGTCAAATAGGGTAGTCCGTAGGCCGTCAAGGGTGGCGTCTTAGGGGCAGGATAGGGGGTTAACGCGTCACCTATGGCGTCTTTATAATGGCTTTAGAAGTAGGGCTTGACTGTTGAACCTAAAGGTCTCACAAACCAACCCGCACCAACAACCCATGAAACTCCTCCTCGCCCTCCTCGCTGGTCTTGCCTTGACCGCCTACATCCTCGCCCTCGCCGACGGCCCCAGCCTCGTCGACATCATCAACAAGTTCTAATCTCCCAACCCAACAAGCCATGAAACCCAAACTCATCCAGATCACGGACGCCGAACGCGTTGAAACCGCCAAGGCCGTCATCATCGACCAGCGCAAGAAGAACCAGACCCGTGCCTCCTACGAGCTGTACGGCATCCTGTACTCCAACAACCGCCTCGTCGTCGAGCGCGTCAACTACGCCCCTGTCGCCGCCGACTTCGCCGCCGTGGTCACGAAGGCCAACATCGCCGGCTACCTCAAGGTCTACGACATGGTCGCCGAGTTCCGCGGGGCTTGGAAGTCCGACGACGAAGCCAAGGTCATCGCCTACGAACTCCAGCCCAACGCCTAATCCCATGCCTGACCCCCTCGCCCACCTCGCCGACATGACGGCCTCACCGTCCCATGTCATCCGCGGCCTCTCCTACCAAATCGCCTACGCTCGGGACCGCGTCCTGCAAGGCGACTGGACGGAGAAGTTCGCCCGTGAACGCATCGTCCTTTGCGGCGCCATCGCCGAGGAGAACCTCCAGCAACTGCACGGGTGCAAACTCGTCAGCATCTACGCCAACCTCACGACCGGCTGTCGTGCCTTGCTGACTTGGTCCTATGTGGATCGCAACGGCGAGACGTTCGGCGGCTCGGTTCACCCGACCATCGACGGACGATGAGAACCCTTCTCCTTCTCCTTGCGGCGTCCACCCTCCACGCCGTCACCCCTGGACAAGTCGAGGCCATCATCTTTGTCGAGTCCTCCGGCAACCCCAAGGCCATCGGGCGACTCGGTGAGCGTGGCCTCTGTCAGTTCTTCCCTGCTGCGTGGGCCGATACGACCCGCTGGCGTGCCCGCCACGGCCTTCCGACCTACGGCTACTACTCATGGGCCTTGGACGAAGGCGTGGGCCGTGAATACGCAACCTCTTGGCTGACCCTTAACGAGGAACGGCTGACGGCACGGCTCGGACGGAAGCCCACGATCGGCGAAGTTTACGCCGCCCATCAGCTCGGCTTCGGTGGCTTTGCTTCTAAAGGGTTTGACCTCCGCCGTTGCCCGACCATCACTCGGGTCGTCGTGGCTCGACTTGAGCGCGACCCCAGAACCAAATGACCAAGCCAACAATCGTCGCCGTAGACCCGGGAGTCAATGGAGGCATCGCCGTCTTCACTCCGTCCGAAGGCACCATCGAACTGCACAAGATGCCCGGCACCGACTGGGACGTCGTGCAACTGCTGAAGGACATCAACTCCAACGCAGGGGCGGTCGTCCTTTATCTCGAGGAGCCTCCGCTCTTCGCCGGCAAAGGCATCCCTGGCTCCGCCATCGGCAAACTGATGTGGAACACGGGCGTCCTCTATGGTTGCGCCGTCGCCCATGCGTGGGAGGTCCACCGCATCCGTCCCGCGATCTGGATGAAGGCCCACCCCGTCGGCACGAAAGGCGACCTCACGACCACGGCTTGGAAAAACAAGCTGAAGGCTCGGGCCTCCGAACTCTTCCCCAACGAGGCCGTCACGCTTTGGAACGCCGACGCCCTCCTCATCCTTGACGCCGCCCGACGCGGTGCCATCAACTGACCCCCTTTCCCATGTCCCAAAAGAAACTTCCCAAGTCCATCCCCGAAACCGCCCCGACCGCCACCTACCGCGAACTTGCCGGGTCGTCCTACATCGTCCTCGCCGACGGCACGGTCGCCCGCAAACTCAAGCCCCGTCCCGCCGGCAATACCCGCTATTGGTTCCTGTCCCACGAAGGACGGCTCCGATGCATCAGCCAGAAGACGGTCGACGAGATGGTCTCTTTCCCCTAATCCCAACCAACCAACAACCCACAACAAGCCATGAGCAAAGAAAAACCCGCTCCCCTGGAGCAATCCAATCCCTACGCTGACGTCATCGCGGCCCTGTCCAAGATGGACAACGTAGGAGCCAACCGCATCAACCCTGCGTTTAAAGGTTCACGCTACGTCTCGCTGGACGCCCTGCTCGACGCGGTGAAGCCCGTCCTCGCGGAGCATAACCTTGCGCTGATCCAAACGCTCGAGACCGAGGAAGGCAAGGTCGGCGTTTCGACCTCCCTGCTGCACACCTCCGGGCATCTGTTCAGCTTCGGCAAACTGATGGTCAAGGCCGAGGGTCTAACCGCTCAGCAAGTCGGGGGTGCCATCACCTACATCCGCCGCCAGTCCATCCAGACCGCGTGCGGTATCTCCGTAGACTTGGACGACGACGGGCATCAAGCCTCCGCTCCCAAGCCCCAAGCGCCGAAGGTCTTCATGGGTGAACTCAAGTTCGAGAAGGCCGCCGTTGAAATCCTCATCGCCAAGGGCTGGCTGAAGACCGGGCAAGCCCTCCGCGACCTGTCGCCCGAGCAACTGAAGGCCATCGACAACCACGCCTTCGAGCAGGCCGTCCGCAACGCCGCCAAATGAACATCGACGACATCATCGAGAACGCCCAGCTGAAGGGCCGCGTCATTGCCCTCGACGCTGAGGTGAAGTGCCTTGAGGCCGTCATCCGTGCGCACGAACGCGTCGACTGCCTGTCGGTGACCAGCCTCAAGAAGCAACTGGTGGAGGCTGAAGCCGAGAACGCCCGCCTCAAGTCCGAGGTCGAGCGGCTGACCAAGGCGGGGGATGCGATGGCTTTTCATTACCATCAGTTGGAACTGCGTGTCGGCAACTATTCATTCTCCGTCAAAGCACCAAGCATCCAAGCGTGGGAAAAAGCCAAGGAGGTGCAGTCGTGAGCAAGCACACGCATTGGCGTTGGCAGTTGGATAAAGGCTCTTGGATTTCCAACGATGTGAAGGACGAAAACCGAAGCGTTTGGGTTCTTGAGAGCGATTACCTCAATATGAAGGAGTCGCTTGAAGCCGAGAACGCCCGCCTCAAGGCCGAGGTCGAGTTGTGGAAACTCCGCTCCGACAACTGGCAGAAGTTCTGCCAAGCCACCAAGGAGGGCAAGCCCCAGTCGTGACCACCTCGACCAAGCACAAGGCCGGTCAGCCCATCAACGTCATCCTCGCCGACCAGACCATCGTCCTCATGTGGATCATCAAGACCGAGGCCATCCGCCAATATTCTGTCCAGGACATGAAACAGGCCGAGGTCGAACTCGCCGACTTCGAGGCCGTCATCCTGTCCAAGCAAGCCAAGCACATCCCCGAGTTCGCCGGCGCCACCTTCGAGCTGAACGGAAACTCCTACCATATCGACTTCGTGGGGCAGACGGTCGGCGACAAGATAAACAAAACTTCTGTTCATCTGAGCAAGATTTGGCTCTCCGCCCGGTCTTTCTTCCCACAATGAGCCTTAAAATCGTTCCATCTTCGGTCTACAAGGCCGCCCAAGCCTACAAGGACAAGGGTCAGCCCTTCGCCCTCATCATCCTCCTCGACTCCACGCTCTACGTCGAAGCCTCCGCCAAGACGGCGGTCGTCTTTGAGCGCCTCCTCAAGGCTTGGACGGCGGAGACGATGCCCACCCTCTACCGCTCCAACCTCCGCACCTTCCTAGTCCTCAAGGGCGAGGTCAAGGAGGTCACCTTAAACCGCATCCGCACCATCCTCAAATGACCAACACCGACCGACTCGCCGCGACCCTTCGCCGGCTAAGCACCGAGGCCCGCAGCCTCTCCTCCTACCAGACCGCCTTCGTCACCCAGCACGACGTCCACCGCGTCAGCATCGACACCGACCGCCTGCTCTCCGTACTGTCCATCACCGACGCCTCCCGCCTCGACGATCCGAACGACATCCTCGAACTCCGTGAGCGCCTCAACATCGTCCGAGCGGACCTTGCGTCCCTCCTGGTCAGCGTCCAGAACCTCCACGAAAAGGCCGAGGAGATGAATACGACCCTTAACGACGCGGAAACCGTCCTCGACAGTAGCGACGAAGTCCTGTAATCCATTCCGACACCCAACCCACCATGTACACCGCCGAACAAATCATCCAAGCCACCGCCGCCCGCACCCGCGAGGAGTACGAAGCCATCGACGCCCTCAACCAGACGGGTGCCAAGCTTCTCCTCAAGGCTCCCGCCAAGTACGCCCACGATAAGGCCAACCCCCGCAAGGACTCCAAGGCCCTCCGTGAAGGCATCATGACCCACGTCGCCGTCCTTGAGCCGGAACGCTTCGCCCTCTTCAAGCCCGAACCCGACTGCGACAAGCGCACGAAGGAAGGCAAGGAGGTCCACGCGTATTGGAAGTCCACGCTCCAACCGACCGACATCCCCTGCAAGGCCGACGAGTACGACAACGCCCTGTCCTACTCCGACGCCATCAAGCAAGCGATGGCACGGCACAACATCGTCCCCCTTGCCACCGAGGTGATGCTCAAGGCCGACTACATCGTGCCCATCAAGGGAAGCATCGACATCATCGCCGACGGCTACCTCTACGACATCAAGACGACCATGGAGGAAGCCACGCCCAAGGGGTTCGGTCGCCAGATGATCTGGTCGGACGACTTCAAACTGCAGGCCGCTTGGTATCTCGCCCTGTGCAAGTATTCACTCGGCGTCCGCCCCAAGGGTTTCCGCTTCATCGTCGTCGAGAAGGAAGCCCCGTTCCTGACCGCCGTCTTCGAGCTACACGCCGACCTCATCGCCGAAGGGGAAGCCCTCATGCTCTCGGCGCTGAAATCCTACGAGGCTTGCAAGTCCTTCAACGAGTGGCCTTCCTACTCCTCCGAGGTGCAGGTCATCGCCCGCCCCGCGTCGACCGCCCAATCCGCCCCCATTAATTTCGCCTAATATGCCCAACACACTACTCCGCAAACAAGCCGAACAACGCAACCAAGCCGCCGTCGACGTGGCCTACTTGCTAGCCAACGGCGCCAAGCCTCGCCACATCCGCAAGTCGCTCAAGCTCTCCGGTCGCCAGTACCGAAAGGCCAAGCGAGCCAAGGCCACCTTCTCCCAACCCAACGCATAAAATGGAAAACCAAAACGACCGCCCGCCCCTCACCACCATCGACAAGACCGGCAAGTACGTCCTGAAGATGTCCCTGCCCAAGGAGGACAAGGTCAAGGTCTACGACGATGGCGTCTCCGCCCGCCTGTTCTTCAAGACCGCCGAGGGCCTGTGCTTCTCCAAGAGCTACGGCACGAAGTACGGCAAGTCCCTCGCCATGCTCGTCGGCAAGATCAGCGGGAAGTACACCAGCGAACCCCGTGCCGACCTATCCATCCCCGACTTCCTGGACTACCTCAAGCCCGCCGCCAACGTCTACTTCGAGGTCGAGGTGGAAGTGACCCCCGACGGCGAATGGCAGGGCCGTCCGCAGTTCAAGTACAAGATGAACTTCCCCAAGGGCAAGGGCGTCGCCGCTTCGACCATCCCAACCCCGACCGACTGGTAATATGCGCCGCGTACTCAAAGCCCCGCAGACCATCGTCCTTCTCTCCGGGTACGCCCGCAGCGGGAAGGACACCTTTGCGGAAGGGATGACCCGGCACAGCGTGGACGTAAAACGCATCGCCTATGGTGACGCCCTCAAGGACGCCGCCAACAACTACGCCTGTCAGCTCGGGCTTAGTGGCGTCAACTTCCACGAGGAGTCATTTAAGACCTATCACCGCGACACCTTGGTCGCCATGGGTCGCTTCGCCCGGTCCATCCATAAGGACGTCTTCGTCTTTAACCTCACCGAACAGGCAAATCGTGAGCGTGGTCACGTCGTCGTCCCTGACTGCCGCTACCTGAACGAGACCATCGTCACGAAGCAAATCATGGGCGAGGTCCGCAACTGGCGGGTCATCCACCTGCACATCGAGACCGAAGGCGTCGGCCCTGCCAACGAGGAGGAGGCCGCCAGCATCCGCGAGATGCTTGAA